TGCCTTTCTGTTTCCAGCCATAAAGCACAGGCTCGTGCTGCCACTGATAAGGAGAGCGCCCAAGTACGAGTGAGGGCTTCTCCCAAATGCAGCAGCCGGAAAGATAAAAGCCAGCGTCCTGGAATGCCTTACGGAAATTGAGTCCTTCGGTATCTGCATGGAATACATATATGGAAGCATCATTTGCCATGACCTTTTCCATGCATGAAAAAGCGCCGAGCAAGAATTCATAGAACTTGTCCGACGCCATGTTATCGTTTTTAATTTTTCCGGCCGTGCCCTCGTAATTCACATTGTAGGGCGGGTCCGTGACAGTGAGGTTTGCCTTCTTACCGTCCATCAAAGTGTCTATCACATTTTGATCCGTGGAGTCACCGCAGATAAGGCGGTGTCTGCCAAGCAGCCATATATCGCCAGGCTTTGTGAAGGTAGGTTTTGCGAGCTCCTCATCAACATCAAAGTCGTCGTCCTCGGCTGCTGATTCATCAGCGCTAAAGAGCGAGAGCAGCTCCTTCTCGTCAAAACCGGTGAGAGCCAGGTCAAAGTCCATGCCCTGCAGAGCTTCCATTTCAACCTTCAACATTTCCTCATCCCATCCGGCATCAAGTGCGAGACGGTTGTCTGCAATAATGTAGGCTTTCTTTTGTGCCTCGGTCATCTCATCAACAAAGACGCAGGGCACCTCTGTATAACCTTCCTCGCGAGCTGCGGCAAGTCTGCCGTGGCCAGCAATAACGCCAAGATCACGATCCACGATCACAGGATTAACAAAGCCAAACTCACGAAGCGAAGATCTGATCTTCATGATCTGCTCCGGGGTATGCGTTCTTGAATTATTCTGGTAAGGCACCAGCTTATCAATACCAATAAGCTGAAACTCGGTAATGGTTTTATGGTCCATATCAAACTCCTTTTCGTTGTAATAATTTTTCCATCGGGTCCTCCGACAGACCGTTATATGCGGTAGTGCAGTTTGCCTTTACCACATCAAAAATCTCGTAATAAACAAGGTTTGCCTGCTTGTGATAGGACTGAGCCATCTGCACAAACGGGTTAGCGATCGCAGCGCCGGTCGTCGGGTGCTTGCCTAAAAGACCGAAGCTCGATACCGCGTTTTCGCACTGAACATATCTTGCATAAGAAAGAGCGAAGGATTCTATGAGCCTGGGGTTCACGAGCTTGTCGCACCCGCGGTCCTTAAGCCATAACCACATCTCTGTATAAATCTCATCAGCACCCAGGGGCTTACCGTCCCTCTGCAGCGCCGACAAATAATCATGGGGCTTTGGCATGTCATTCCCGATCATGTCCGCGGCCCCATTTATGTCTTCACCATCCAGGTCGGCGATCGGAAGATCCATCACCTTGGCGTTTGCTGCCTTACCTGCTGTTATTTTGTCTGCGAGAGCGTCCGGTTTAGAGCCTGCTCTAACCCGCCTGCCGCCACGCAGTGTTCCATCTTTTGCCATTTGAAATCAACTCCTTAAACCTCCCGGGGTCAATACCCTGTTTGAATTGCGATTTTTGCACGTTTGACCCCGGCCCGTTCCCACGGGGTCCACCCCGTAGAGATCTGACCCGCCCCTGGGGGTGGCCCATATGCTCGTACTACCACGCCCGGCGCCACCGGTCACCGCGCTCACCATGTATACGTGAGTGACATGACTGGCATAAGGACTCCAGGTTATCAAAGTCATTCGTGCCGCCTTCAGAAAGCGGCTTTTTATGATGAACATGCTCAACCGGAGTAATGATGCCATTCTTATAACATTCCTCACAGAATGGATGAGTTTCAACGTATCGCTTACGTATCTTCTCCCAAGCCCGGCCGTATCGTTTCTTTGTCTCAGGATCACGGCCGTACTTTTCATATTCACGATTCATTTGCTTTTGATGCACCTCGCAGTACTGTCTATCCGTAAGGTTTGGACAGCCAGGATACGAACAAGGTCTCTTAGGTTTGTATGGCATGCTTACTCCCATGAAAAAAGCCCCGGGGGATTGTATCCGCCGAGGCTTCATCTTATTTTGCTGATTATACTATAACATAAGGACCATAGTGAAAAACAATGAAAAGATGTGCAAAGATCAGATCTTTATCATTCCGAGGGCCTTGCCATGAAGAATATACACGTTACGGACGGTGTATCCCATATTATCAGCTATGGCTTCCCAAGTAAGGAAACGAAGGTATCTATCCTCCAAAAGCATCTGGCACTCGGCGTCCTCGACCTTCTTGATCGTATGCATGATGTCCGCCTTTAAAGATACGAGCTTATCGATATCCTCATCCAGTTCCTTTTCCATGTCGACAATCTTTACCACGTATTCCTCAACCCTCGACCTATCCCTGTTCGGACTCCCGGGCATATCGCTTAGACCATTACTTGTCTTATTAAGCAGCTCCCTCAAAGAAGATATCTGTTCGAGCTTGCTGTCGATACGCTGGTCAATACGATACGCCTGGGATAAGTATTCTTTTGCTGTCATGATTAATCCTCCGCATTATTTGTTATGCTCGGACCAATCCGAACCTCCGCCTTCACAGCATCAAGGAGTGCTGTCTGAATGCTATCCTTCTGTGAGAGTGCCTTCATCACCCTCTGGTCAATCGTCCCCTTCGAAATGATGTGAGTTATCACAACAGTTCCGGACGTCTGTCCCTGTCGCCAAAGACGTGCAACCGTCTGCTGATAAAGCTCAAGCGACCAGGTAAGTGAGAACCATACCATGTTGCTGCCGCCACTTTGAAGATTAAGTCCCATAGAAGCCGACTGCGGCTGAATGAGACCTACCATAACCTGGCCCGCGTTCCATCTGCGGATAGCTTCCTCGCTTGAAAGCTCCTCGCAAGGTATCCCTTTATCGGATAAGCGTTCCTTGATTCTCTCAAGGTCATGCTTGTACCAGTAAACACAAAGAAGCGGGGCTCCGTTCATGGACTCAATGATATCCTCAAGAGCATCAAGCTTCCGATCATGTATCCGGTAATAATCACCGTCGTCGTTATAAACTGCCCCCGAGGCCATCTGGCAGAGCTTATTGGAAAGTGATGCTGCATTCGAAGCTGTGACCTCACCGCCTGGCATATCAAGCACCAGCTTGTTCTTAAGCTCGTCGTACTGTTTTACCTCGTCCTCGGAAAGGGTGACTTCATATTCGGTATTGATAAGCTCTGGCATATCCAGGTGGTCGATTGCCTTCATGGATATTGCAATGTCCGATATCTTTTTATAGATAGCTTCCTCAGCGCCAGCCTGGGGCTTGTAGGAATAAACTATCGGACCATTCATTTTGTCGGGCTTAAAGTATGCCTCGCGGTACCTTCCGATAAACCGGCCAAGGCGCTCACCCATATCAAGCAGCTTTATCTCGGCAAACAGATCCATCAGTCCATTACTCGAAGGGGTACCGGTGAGACCTGCGATTCGATTTACCTTCGGCCGCATTTTCATTAAAGCCTTAAAGCGTTTAGCCTGGTGGTTCTTAAAGCTCGAAAGCTCATCAACAATGATCATGAGACCCTCATTGAAGAACTCCGGGTAGTTCTCACAAAGCCAAGGAACTGACTCCCTGTTTGTGATATAGATATCTGCATCCGCCGCCATGGCTTTCTGCCTCTGTGCCTGGGTGCCGACCACGATACTGTATTTTAAGATACCCAGGTGATCCCATTTCTTTATCTCATCAGACCAGGTCATTTGCGCTACACGAAGCGGGGCTATTATAAGCACCTTTCTGATAACAAAGAAGTCAAACAAAAGATCCACTATGGCAGTCAGCGTTATGATCGTCTTGCCAAGGCCCATCTGAAGCAGTACTGCTGCTATCGGATGAGAGAGGATATATTCGGTGGCATATCGTTGATAATCATGTGGCTCGTATCGCATCGATTATTCCTCCTATCTGTTCTGTTGCATCAAGGACATGGACCTTAAAGCCAAGCTGCCTTAATAGAACATGCCTTGATATCTGAAGCGGCCTTGGAGTCTGCCCAGGAGCCTTAACCTCCACAAAGCCAACGTGCCCTCCAGGAAAAAGCACAATCCTGTCTGGCATACCATCAAAACCGGGAGACACAAACTTAAGTGCAAGCCCTCCGGATTCCTTGACCGCCTTTCTGAATTTCTGTTCTATATATTTTTCTCTCATAAGTTGTCCTCCAGAATGAAGTTGTCAGGAGAGGTTGTCAGTCGCTCAAGCCCAATAACCACGGGCCTCTTTGCCAATTTGGGTGACAACCCTGACAGCATTTTTCTATACGCGCGAAATACGTGTGCGCATATGACGATTTCACTTATAAATACATATTTTTAAGTCTTGTATATAATTCTTGTCCGGTTGTCAGCTAACCACCCTCGAAGCCTTGCGGCCGCTGCGTTTGACGCGCTGACAACCTCTCGGACAAGTCTATGACAAGTGACAACTATCCCTTTACATAGATGCGCTGCTGACCATAGATTGGCAGGTCAACGCGCCGATCACTTTTATGCCAATTCTCGATACGTTCCATAATGGCAGAGATCGCATAGGAATCCGCTGACTTCATATCTTCCTTGGCCTTACCGAAGCACTCGCACCAGATCTCCATGTTGGAGACAGTGGTACGTTCATGCTTGCCTGCAGGTCTGATAGGATCGTTCACATCACGGAAGAAGTCACGCCTGCGGTAAATGTCCATGGTATCCCAGTCGTCGGGAAGGAGCATATCGAGATATTCCCTTACAATGCCTTCACGCTCGTCCTGCTCCATGGCTTCACGCTGTTCGCGCTTTGCATATTCCTCCACATTGGAATCAAGGTATAAAAGCTCGCCCTCATCAGCCAGGACCTTGGCCTCAGCCCAGATCTGCTCTACGTCCTCTTTGGTAATATCCCAAGGCTTATACATACCCTCACCGGTAACCTTCACATTCCAAAAACGGCGGTTGCCTGTGATGTCACGAAGGTACCCGCGCTCACTGTTGGTAGTTCCAATAAAGATGCACTGCCTCGGATGAGGGGTCACGCGCCGACCGAAGCTGGCTCTGTACTTATCATCCTGTCTGGAGATAAAGGCCTTCACTTTATCAATATCAGCCTTTTTCATTCCGGCAAGCTCACCAATCTCCAAGATCCAATATCCCTGGAGCTTCTCGGCTGCGGTCTTGTCGTTCATATCAGAAACCGAGAGCGAATCAGAGAACCAGTCCATGCCGAGCGCGGCAATGAGGGTGCTCTTACCTATTCCCTGCGCTCCGTTTAAGACGATCATGGAGACAAACTTGATGCC